ACACACGAATAGAGTAATTGCACGATTAAATGAAGTAGCATTAACGTCTGCTAATTTTTCGTCTGCTAGAGGTATTCAAGTACAGTGTCAGAATGCAGTCAATGAAGCTATCCGATATATAAACCAAAAAGAATTTCAATATCCTTTTAACCATGCAACAGATACAGAAACACTAGTAGCAGGAACATTTAAATATTCTATACCTGCCACTGCTAAAACTGTAGACTATAATACTTTTAGAATAGTAAAAGATGGTGCATTAGGAGTAACAGGTGGTAGATTATCTATTTTAAATTATAACGACTACCTTAATTCATTTATAACACAAGAAGACGAAATAGAAACAACAACATTAAGTCAATCACATACAGATTCAATTACTACAATTACAGTTACAAGCACAGCAAATTTTGCTAGTGCAGGTACTTTATTTATTGGTAATGAACAGGTAACTTATACAGCAATAGGCTCATCTACGACCTTTACAGGAGCAACTAGGGGTGCAAATGGAACAACAGCATCTGCTCACGATAGTGGAGTACAAGTAGCACAGTTTGATAGTGGTGGTGTACCACAGTATGTTATAAGAACTCCTGATAATAATTACATTCTTTATCCTTTCCCCACAAAATCTTTTACAATTAAATACGACTTCTTTACATTTCCTACTGATATGTCAGCACATAGTGATACAACAACTGTGCCTGATAGATTTGCACCTATTATAGCAGATGGTGCTACAGCATTTGTATATCAGTATAGAGGTGAAACACAACAATACCAATTAAATATGCAAAGATTTGAACAGGGTATTAAAAATATGCAAACACTATTAATTAATAGATTTGAATATATTAGGTCTACATATATACCTAAATCAGGATCAAGCAATGCAACAGGCATTCCATTAAGAGTAACTTAATATGCCTGATCAATCGCAAACATCTCCTTCAGCTTTTGTGTGTGAAGGTGGTTTAGTTAAAAGTCGTTCTACATTTATTATGCAACCGGGACAGGCTTTAGAGTTACAAAACTTTGAACCTGATATTGAAGGTGGTTATAAAAGAATTAATGGTTTTAGAAAATACGTAAATCATATAGTACCTCAAACATCTTCTAGTAGCGAAAAGGTTTTAATGACAGCAACCTTTGCTAATAAAATAGTAGCATCTAGAGGTGAAAAAATATTTAGTTCTGCTTCCTCAGAATTAAGTACTAAAATACTTTCAACAACTGCAATGACAGGTTCAGGAGAAATAATAGTTGACAGTACAACTGGTTTTAGTTCTAGTGGTACTTTACAAATTAACTCTGAAATATTTGCATATACAGGTATAACAGCTACTACATTTTCAGGTGTAACAAGAGCTGAATCAAGCACAACAGCCGCAGCACATGCTGTAGATGATGCAGTATCAGAAAGTTGGACTGAAAAAGATAATGGTAGAACAAATGCTGGTAAGTATAATTTTGAAAGATACAATTTTGATGGTACTGATAAGTTAATTGTAGTAGATGGAACTAATGCCCCTACTATATTTAATACATCAATCGTAGCTTCAGATGTTTCTTCTCCAAATGCTGCAACAGGTAATGTAACCCAATTAGGTGCTGATATAGCTTCTGGAACAGGCATGACAGGTTCTGGAGTTTTAACAGTTAGATCGACTACAAACTTTAATTCTAGTGGTTCTGTATTAATTAATAGTGAAATATTTGATTATACAGGTAAAACGTCTACTACTTTTACAGGAGTAACAAGAGCACAAGATGGTTCAGTTGCAGATGACCATACAATAGGTAGTGTAGTAGCTGATTTATTTCCACCTACAGTAACAGGTGCAAAACATGTAGTAGCTTTTAAAGAACATATGTTTTATTCAGGTATGTCTAATACACCACAAGAACTAGTTTTTTCTGTACCTTTTGAAGAAACTAATTTTTCTGTAGCTATAGGTGGTGGTAGTATAAGAGTTGATGATACAGTAGTTGGATTAAAAGTTTTCCGTAATGATTTATTTATATTCTGTGAAAATAGAATATTTAAATTGTCAGGAAGTTCACAAGCTGACTTTACAATGACTCCTGTTACAAGAAACATTGGATGTACAAATGGAGACACCATACAAGAATTTGCAGGTGACTTAATATTTTTAGGACCTGATGGATTACGTACTATAGCAGGTACAGCTAGAATTGGTGACGTTGAATTAGGAACTATAAGTTCAAATGTACAATCAGTATTTGATGAAAATCTACGTGATTCAGGACTATTTGAATCTTTAGTTATACCTAATAAAACACAATATAGATTATTTTTTACTAAAGACGGTCAGGGTGCTGTTACATCAAAAGGTCTTATATGTGTTATGAAAGGTCAAAACTTTGAGTTTGCAGAGTTAAGAGGTATAAAACCATCTTGTACAGATACTTTTGTAGAAGATGGTAATGTCATAATTTTACATGGTGGGTTTGATGGCTATGTACATAGACAAGAAAAAGGCAATGACTTTGATGGGGAACTAATATCTGGTAGATATAGAAGCCCTGACTTAACATTTGGTGATCCCGGAATAAGAAAACATATGCAAAGAGTACTTATAAATTATAAACCTGAATCAGCTATTAATGCTGATATGTTTGTAAGATATGACTATGAAGATAAAAATTCTGCAAAACCTGCAGCATATGCTTTAGATTCATCTGATGTTGTAGCTATTTATGGAACATCTAAATATGGTACAGGTACTTACGGAGGTCCTTCACAGCCATTAATACGACAATCTGTAGAAGGTTCAGGTTTTGCTGTAGCATTAAGAATAAATGATAATGCAACAACAGCACCTTATTCATTAAAAGGGTTTCAATTAGAATATCAATTAGGAGCAAGAAGGTAAATGGGAGCAACATATACAAGACAGTCATCTTTTACAGATGGTGATGTAATATCAGCTGCAGATAGCAATGATGAATTTGACCAACTATTAGCAACTTTTCAAGCAACTAGTGGACATACACACGATGGTACTCCTAATGAAGGCGGTCCTATAACTACATTATTAGGTAGTTCTTTGACTTTTGGAAGTGGTGCAGATTCTGATATAACTATTAGTTTTAATACTAGTGCTTCTGACGGTGAAATAAAATGGTTGCACGATGGTAATAAATTCCAATTTTCTGACGATGTATTAATTCTTGACGATGAACAATTAATATTTGGTTCAGATTCAAATGTAGCAATTAGTTATGATGAAACTACAACAGACTCACTAAAGATAGCTGCAACTGAAGGTGCAGGGTTAGCTATTACATTAATGGCTGACGAAGGCGATGATGCAGGAGATGAATGGAAATTAAATATAGCTGATGGTGGTACGCTAACATTAGGTAATGATATAGCAAGTGCAGGAAGTTATGTAACTCATCTTACTTTAACTCCTAATTCTACAGTAGCTAGTTCTACATTAGCTGTAGCAGGTAATCTTACAGTAGGTGGTTCTTTAACATTAGGTTCAGGTGCTGAGTTAGCTGAAGCTGAATTAGAAATGCTAGATGGTATTACAGCAGGTACTGTTGCTGCTAGTAAAGCTATGGTTGTAGATGCTAACAAAGATATAGGAACAGTTCGTAACTTAACCATAGATGGTACATTTTCAGATGGTAATTATACATTTGATACAAGTGGTAATGTTAGTGGTTTAGGTACTGTTGCTTCAGGTGCTATTACATCTAGTGGAATTATAAAAACAGATGATGCTACAGATGCTACAACTACATTAGACGGTTCTCTACAAACAGATGGTGGTTTATCTGTAGCTAAAGATGCTATATTAGGTAATGATGTAAAATTGTTATCAGATTCTGCTGTTCTTTCATTAGGTGCAGGAAATGATATTACTTTTACACACGATGGTACTACAGGATTAACGATTGCAGCTACACCAATATCAATAGATTCAACTGGGGAGTTGCATTTAAATTCAACTATAGGTGATATTAAACTTCAAGATGGTGGAGTTGACCAAATTGCTTTTGATTTAGATGGTACAGCAGGTGAAGTTATAATGAAACCTGCAGTAGACTCTGATGATTTAGTTATTTCACAGTTTGATGGAACAGAAGTTATTCGTATTGAAGACAATGCTAGTCTAGGTTTAGTAGGAAATAAATTAAGTATTGCAAACTCTTCTAGCGATGTAATAATTAAACCTCTAACAGATGCTAAAGATATTATATTTCAACAATTTGATGGTACAGTAGTAGCAACAGTCGAGGATAATGGAACTTTTAATGTTCCAACAGGTAAATTAGCAATAAATAGTACTGCTATTACATCTACTGCAGCTGAATTAAATTTATTAGATACGGCAAGTGCAAATAGTGTTGTTAATAGTAAGGCAGTTATATATGGTTCTTCTGGTGAACTTGCAGGTACTTTAAGTACAGCTGCTCAAGCAAATATTACAAGCGTTGGTACGTTAACAGCTCTTTCAGTTGATAGCTCAGTTGCTATTGACGATAAAGTAATAACAATGACAGGTTCAAGTGGTGATACTTTTACAACAACTGTNGGCACAAATGGTGCAACAAGTTTAATAACAGTAGATACTGCAGGTGCTGCGGCACATTTACAAATTACTGCTGACGGTACTGTAGATATTGATTCAGCAGGTGTATTAACTTTAGACTCTGGAGCTGCAATAAATATTGAACCTGCTTCAGGGTCGGCAATTCTACTAGATGGTACAATTAGTATAGATGCAGGTGTGGTTACAGGTGCAACATCAATTACATCAACTGCTTTTGTTGGTGACATAACAGGTGATGTTACAGGTAATGCAGATACAGCTTCTGTAGGTACTGCTGTTACAGTAGCCGATGAATCTTCAGATACTACTTGTTTCCCATTATTTACAACTGCTGCAACAGGCAATTTACCACCC